ACAAGAAATAACCAACCAATACTATCGCAATGAAACTTTCAACATTCTTAATTCTGATAATGCTGCTGCCTCTAAGCAGTTCCGCACAACGCTCAAAAAGTCGGACAGCCTACTTAAAGCAGGATTTTACACCCGAACTTACAACCTACGATCTGCAACTTTTCAATCTCAACTACAATAGCATGATGTATTGGTATGGCACTGCCTTGGAAATAGACAGCCTATACCAACTTGAGAAGTTAAAGGTCGGTTACTACTCTAAGATAACGGGCATTCAAGCAGATAGTTATGAAACATTGCAGGCAATCTACGCAAACAAGCAGGCTATTGAAAAGGCTATTGATGCTGAGAAAGACGATGAAATAAAGCAGTTGAAGCAACGGAACAGACGGTTAATATTTTCCAACACAGCACTAACATTTGGAATCACAGCCATTGCTTTTTCTACTATATATTTTACACTGTTATAAAATGGACTTTCAACCAAGAGATTTAGTGACCATAGTCGGTGGTGCAATATCACTCACTGGCTTGTACTACGCATTGAAGAGGGATGTGGTAAAGGTTAGCACATCACTAAAGACCGTTGAATCATATCACAAAAGGGAGGTCACTATGCTTGCTGAATCTATTAAGGATACCAAAGAAGAATTCAATACTAAACTGAACGCTATGAAAGAAGAACAAAACAAAGCCATCGATAAGCTCGAAGGCAAGATAGACACCATAGCTGTTCAGAATATGCAGATATCGAACAACCTCGCAGAATTGACAGGGTACTTGCGGGGCAAATAATAGCCCATGACTAAAGCCAAATACCTTCACGTATATCTTGAGATTCAAAATCAGGAAGGTGTACTGAATGAGCGCATCCGTCAAGCGATGGAACGCCACAATATCACCATTACTTTCAAAGGTTTCCAACGTATGTACGTTGCGTGGCGGCAAAGGCAAAGGAATAACCCTGAGAAAGCAATCGTGCAGCAGCAGGTCGCACATGCACCGGGTAAACTTCAGCACCTTGAGTCTAAGCTAAACGGATTTAGCAGCATACTCGATGAGCTTGCACCATCGGAATCTAATCCACTTGACCTGCCACCATCGCAGGAAGCGCATTACAAAGCGTTTAAGCTACCGATAAACCACAACAACATCTTGTTGCTGTCAGATATCCACGTGCCGTACCATAACATTCAGGCATTGACACTGGCGTTGAAGTATGGACTGGAGAATGACGTGAATACTATCCTGCTCAATGGGGATATCATTGACTTCTATGCTATCAGTCGATTCGAGAAAGACCCACGCAAACGCAACTTCGGGCATGAAGTATTAATGACCCGTCAGTTCTTGCAAACGTTACGCAAGCTATTCCCAAACGCAGCCATCTATTACAAGTGTGGTAACCACGATGTGCGTTATGATCACTACATCATGCGTAATGCACCCGACCTTTTGGGCATGAATGAGTTTTCATTTGAGAGTTTAATGAAGCTCGATGAGTTAAACATTACGTTCATCCCGGATAAGCAGATAATCCACGCAGGTAAGTTAACCATCTTGCACGGGCATGAGTTAGGTGCATCGGTATTTAGTCCTGTAAACATAGCACGTGGTTTGTTCTTGCGTGCAAAGGACAGCGCATTGTGCGGACACCATCACCAGGCAAGTGAACACACTGAGCCAAACATCAATGGAAAGCTAACAACGTGCTGGAGTGTGGCGTGCCTGTGCGAGTTGCACCCCGATTACATGCCTATCAACAAACACCACCACGGATTTGCTCACGTGCGTGTGATGGACACGGGAGAGTTTGAAGTCAACAACTACCGCATAGTGAATGGCAAGATACGTTAAATGAAAAAGGCCCCACCGTTGCAGGGCCTTTAATCAATCAAATAACATAAAAACAATTTAAAGACGTGTTTAGAAACACAAAACCGTTGTAAATATAGCACAATGAAACGCAAGCCACATCCAAAAGTTATTCATCGCAAGTTGGGTAGAGAACGTGCGGATGGTTTGTACTGCGACAATGTCATTGAGATTGACCCTACGCTACCACCTATGCGCTACCTTATTGTGTTGATCCATGAGTATCTTCATCACATTCAACCTGAGTGGAGTGAGGAAAAGGTGGATGCTGAAGGTGAGGCACTGGGTAGGTTTCTTTGGAAGCATGGCTATCGCAAGGTGCAGCAATGATGCGACCGCTGCTAAGGATTAAGTAGCGTGTCAAAACTTATCTGCTATCCCGGCATCGAGTAACTCACTTGCCAACCATTCACGTATCTTACCTACTATCTCGTATTGTTCAGCAGTAAGGTCTTGGTATTTCTCAAGGCTACGCAGATGCTGTTGTGTTTCCCAAATCACATCATGGTATTTGTTACCATTCACAGCGCAATCAAATGCATGCTGGTCTTCCCTAAGGTCAAAGGTTAGTGTTGCTGTCATAATTACATTTTGATTATATTCATTATACAATAATCAGGTACGTCTAAAATAAAATTATTATCCTTATCATAAAACTCTATGCGATTATGTATTTTGTCATATTTAAAAGTACCCGTTGCATATAACTCAACAATATCAGAGCAATCAAATTCTACATGTTCATCTTTATAATGTTTTCCATGTAAATCTCTGTCGTCTGAAATTTCGTTATCCTGTCTAATTAATTCTTCTCTTAACGATAAATGATTAACCTTATATGATTTTAGTAGTTTATATGACTTTGGATAAAAGTCAAGACGTTTTTTTAGGTTAGATGTTTTACCATACTTATATTGATCTACTGATATTTTTGCTTCTTGTGGTACTTTATCCAAATCTATTCTCTTCGGATTACTACCCGGTATAAAAGCATCATCAGGAATTTTTGACATTCTGATTTTAACTAAACCGTCTTGTTTCAAAAAATAAATATGACCTTTTTTTGCACGTGATTTTTCATAAAGTGCTCTAAGAAAACTATGATTGTTCATTTCGTTTGGCTTTTCTTTTTTTGATTGTTGTTGGTTGGATGGTGTATGCACCGTATATGTTTTGGTCTACGTGTATTCCGATGTCTTTAAACAATCGCAAGTACCTGTATGCGGTGCGTTCGGTTACCATTAGTTCTTTGGCTATCACATGCACGGGCATGTCACGTTGTTGCATCTGAACCATCAGTGTTAGCACACGCCTAATCTTGTCCATGTTCTATCTGTGTGCGGTTAGGTTGTCCACTTTCGCCATCTTTATACCCATCGTTGTAGGCATCATGGATGTGGTTCATTTCAATCGTTTGCGCTGCGTTTAAGAAGCCTTCCATCTCAGACCAAGGCATGTGTATGGCTTGACCTTTAAAACGTTTCTTTAAGGCTAAATGCAGTCTACGGATTGCTGTTTCTTTTTTCTCTTGTGTCATAAGTACTTTGTGTCTTTGGTTATGGTGAATAGGTCTTTGTTTACGGCTTTGATTTTGTGACGCAGGTTATCTTTCATGTATCGTGTTTTGCAATTGGTAAACATGTTGAGCAAAACCAAACGTTCCTGCCGTAGATCCTCAAGCGGTAGTAACTTTCTTTTGTGCATTGAGTTTGAGTATTTCGTTTTTAACGTGGTGGTAGTAGGCTTTGACGGAATAGTATTCCCCGGTTCCTTCGAAGTCCTGCATGATGTCGGTAGGTGCATTCGTTATGGCTTCATCCACGCAGTAAAGTGCGCAGTTGATAGCTTTGATATGCACCGCACCCAGTTGCCCTTCCTGCGCTTCACCCTCGACTATATCAAAATAGTTCGAGTACAGTTGCCATGCTTTGTCTTTTGCTTTCATAGTGCTAAAGTATTAAGATATTCACGCCACATTGCATCGGCATCAAACTCCACGACCTTTTCGTGGATGCGTTCCTGCACTGGTATATCATATTCCCAATTCGCCAAATCACTTTCAAGGTTAGCGTGTGGATTTTCTGCAAGAAAGGTAGCCATATCGTAAATCATATTCTTTTCAATGCGCTGTGCCTTCTTAATGAATTCATCGTTGCCTTGTGGATCAATAAGGTTCATCCTGCGTGCAAGACGGTACTTTTCATCGTCTATCATTTGCAGCGGTGCGTTCACAAGCACGAAGCAGAACGTTGCGGTAGTTGCGCCCGTTAGCCACATGTACGCTTGACCTTGCCAGTAGTAGTCTTTGCTAAGGTCGTTAGCCTTTGCATCGATAAAGGTGTGGATGTCCCATGACGATTTAATATCCGGGACGTTCACCACAACGCCACCATCTTTGATGAGCAAATCAGGCGTGCCTTTGATGTAGTCATTGGTGAACATCTGCTCGTTCTTGAATACTATTTGCTTGCGTTCTCTGCGCCACATATCGATTGAGTCATTCTCAACTGCTACACCTTTCTCAATGTACTTGTTGCTGATGTCTTTGTAACGCTTGTACTTCTGTTGGATGTAGATTTCCAGCAGTGCGCTTTTGCAGGTTTCAGATAGTCCTGTCTTTGTGCGTGCATCGGTCATTAGCTTTCCCAGCTGCGATGCTCTAAATAAAGTTTGTTCCATTTGTTTTGTTATTTGATGGTTCGAAGATACTACAACAATCCACTCAGTTGTTGCTTTTTAACATTTGCTAACTTTTCGATATCGGCAAAGAATTCCTGCGGGCATGCCTGCAAGATGATATCCAAATCGTCAAGGCTTTGCGCTTTCTCAATAAGCTCGTGCAAATATTGCACATCCTTATTCGATGAGTTCAATGAGCCTTTCAACTTGAATGGCTTGTACACATCTGCGTTCTTGCGGTTAAGGTCACGGCCTAACAACTTACCAAATGACACAGCAGCGTTTTTAAGGCACTCTGTTTTGAGTTTAGGAAAGGCAAGGTCTAATGCGTTAGGCTTTTTGTTATCTGCGTTCAATGCCCATCTATTGCGTTCTACGGGGTCAGCTGCTAATGCACTGGGTACTTTGTCCACCATGATGACGATTGAACCTGCACCCGTACGGCGTAACTCATACCCGGTAATCGGATGGATCACTACAAGGTCAAGTGAACCCACCACCTCGTTAGCCATACGCTCCCACTTGAAATTCTCTGTTCTCCAATGGCCGAAGAACATTTCATCCAGTGTAGTTTCTACGTGACTAACTACCAGTGTGACCGCTTTACCATCGGGTGTCTTTTCAATGCCGTCCTTATCAGGTGCTGCGTTGAGCATTTGCTGAAACTTCTGCAATGCTTCCAAATTGTCTTTGTGAAAACTGTTCATGTTGTTATTGATTTAGGATTAATACTTGGCTAAACAATCGTTGAGTTCTTGGCAGTAGTTGAGTACTGCGAAAATTACCACTGCCCATACGATGTACTTGATTACTTTGCTTGCTTTCATACTTTAAGTTTTTTTGTTATTTGTGGTGCAATGATAGTATAAATACTTACACATGCCCTGTTAAAAATTGTTAAAATTGAAGGGTCACGCCCACGAATAGCTGCCGTAGTTTGGGAATAGTTCGAAGTACATGCGCATCATGATGGCATCAGCGTAGTCAGGTGACTTGCCGTGCATGCGTGCTATTTCTTCCTTGCTTATCACAGCAAGTTTGCCATCGGCTTCTGGTTGCCTACGGCGTATCATATCCAACTCCTGCACTATCACATCCCGGAACTGATTAACTTTAAAGATTACTTTATTCTGCTCGATTAATTCTGCAAGCTTGAAATAACACTCTGCCTTTTGGTTGGTGTATCTATCTGCTTGCTTAGCACGCCCACCATTGAGGAAGCCTCGACACTTCAGGCTATCTACCACACCACCACCTACACCATCTTCATCACAGATTACGTTGGATAATTTGATGCTATGCCTATCGCATAACTGGCGTATGGTAGAAACAACTGTTGTAATTGGTTGCTTGCGCAGCTCGTGAATCTCCATCAAATGCAATCCATGCCATACGCATATCACACTACGGTCTTTTCCAAGGCGTGCAATATCTGCACTGATGTACTTTTCTCCTTTGCTTTCTTCATCCCGGAAGCAGCGCATGAGGTCATCGTATTGGTAAAGGTTATCTACGGACTCATCATACTCCCAATCTCCATCCAGTAGACGTCTTCTATCCACTTCGGGCAACATGCGCAGCGTTTCCAAATATGATTCGGGCAAGTGTGGATTGTCGGTAGGTAGTGATGGTATGAATGCAAGGTGCTGCGGCAAATTATCTGCTTTGAATGGTGAATAGAACTCGTTGTATAACCATCCTTTTGAAGGGTTGCATGTAAGCAGCATCTTTGGTTTAAGGTCGTACTGCGTAAGCTTGAAACGAATACGTGACTGGAGTATATCAATTGCCCTCTTTGATACCTGTGCGCTTTCATCTACGTACGCATCAGTCAACTCCAAACCTCCGAGCGCATGAAATTCGGGATCACTTGGATAGGCAAACAAGTCTTTGAGTATTATCTCGCTGCCATTGCTGAATGTGATTACGTTTGTTTGATTGTTGATGGTGTAGTGTTCATTAGGTGCTAACCCTAACATGTGTGCTACCTCAAAGAAGGTCTTGAGCGTGGTCTTCTTTAACGTGTCCAACTTGCTTCGACCTATCAGACCTCTTGTGCCGGGATACTTGAACCTGCGGCTTATTTGCCATGCACATCCGATGAATGACTTGCTCCCGCCTGCTGCACCTCCGAATAGCACCACACGTGCCGGGTGTGAATTACCCAGCACACGCAATGCTTCTTTTTGTTTCGGTAGGTACTCAATCATTAGAAAGGCAAATCGCCTGTGCCTTGTGAATCGTCCACTTCTTCACGCTTAACCAATGGCTCGGACATCTTGCCTGAAAAGAACTTGCCGCTCTTGCCTTCCTTCACCCACGCAGCAAGTCGCATCTTCTTTCCATTGACCATGATTTCACCAGTGTACTGCGGCCCGTTGTTAGCCACGTTGTTGTTCTTGAATAGGGTGAACTGACCCTCTTGCATTTGATAGTTACTCATTGTATTAATTGTTGATTATTGCTATATCGTCTACCATTAAACTGATTGTGGTCTTGCCGTTAAAGTCTGTTGTTTCCACTACTTCAAACCATTCGTGGTCGATGCTATGCCCGTTGACAAAGCCAACGTACACTTCTACATCATCCGGGTACTGCGCAAGCTTATCCCACAACTCACCTATTGTCATAGCTTATATTCATCTTTGTCAGTTAGTAGATACAACTCTTCAAAGATAAGGCGCATTGCGATATTATCGCTCATGGCAGGGCGCATGCTGCGCTTAGCTGTTAGTATAAACAACTTGCGTAGAAGCTCGATTTCCTTGTGTTGATCGTATTGTTTAGCCATGTTATAGATTCAAGTTAAAAAATTTACATTTGGTTTTTGGTACATGGTACACTTCATCGTTGCCATTGCGTTCCGCTGTGTTAACGGTTATCTCTTCCCGGTACTCATCCAAAAATATATCGGTTGAATGACACATCAGGGCATGCTTTGTTTCTTTGCATATGATCACATAGAAGAAAGGTTTGATGTGGTGCAATCGTTTCTTTCTACCCAAGAATGACACGGTGCTAAATTGATATGAATCAATATCAGTGAACTTATATCCTATCTTAATTTCAACCTCCCAAAAAAACAAATGACTATCCTTAGCAGATACGAGGTCATGATTGAAGTTCTCACTAGCGTTTTTGATTACATGCCCATTCGCTTTAAGAAACTCAATCAATAGCTTCTTAGCCTTAGAATCGTTTTGCTTATACGCCGTTTTGCTAAATGCACGTGCTGTGAATTCAGTACTCATTTTGATTTTCGATTAGTTCCTTGTATCGTTCCTTTCTGTACTCAGTAAATTGATACGGCTTGTTCTTGTACACACGGAAGCGCAGGTCATTGTCCCACGCTGGCAAGTCATCGTACTCACGCATCAATGCAATCTCAATCTGCGGTGGATTGCTGCGCTTTGCTTCCTGCACTGGAGCTTCCTGCATCTTCAACTTATCCGCTGCCTGTTGGATAGCGTCCACAACCTGCGGGTGTTGAAACATTTCGTAGATGTTGTTGGCTTGCTTTTCACTATCGTTGATAGACTTGCTTACCACTTGCCTTTCTTGGTCGTATAGCGGAAACCATGCAAGTACTGTTGCCGGGTCGATGCGGTTGTATATCGTACCATACGCACCAATAGCACCACGATCTAAACACAGCTGCACATCTTCAAGGCTGTACATCCACATTTGCTCCATGATGTTTTCTGCACAGAACTCAATCTGCATTGCGTTCATGTTGTTCTGTACGTTCAGCAGTTGGGTACAGCGTGTAACCAGCTGCATAATTTTAACCTTGGTTGTTTGTCTATCAAGCTTACGAAGTAGTGCTATCTTGTCTTGCTGCATTGCGTGCGTTACTGATAGCGACTGCTTCGGCGAAAAGTGCATTAGCTTTTGCAATGCTGTCTGCTGTTGAATTTGATTGTTTGCCATGTATTTTAGATTTTTGATTTTGTTCAAATTTAAATGCGTTGTTCATCCACTTGCGCACGGTCGATTCCCACGAAACAATTTTCGCCCCGCCCGATGTTTTCCACCCGGTGCTCGTGTAGTGGTCATAGCAGTTCTTTGATTCGGTTATAATCTTAGATTCTGACCATGCACCCGTTTTCATATTCAACTCACCCATCAAATTATAAATATCATTTTCTGATGGTGGTGTAAACACCACTCTATTGTTTCTTGGTTTCTTTGTTTCTTGGTTTCTTTGTTTATCTATGGGGGCACTGCTGTGTTCAATGCTGTGGTCAATGCCGTTGCTATGCTGTATCAATGCCGTATCCAATGCCGTGTGCAATGCTGTGGCTTTTTTGCTACGGCATATTGATATTATTGTGCTGCTATACTGGTTCTTAGATTCACTTATGATTTGAATGAAATTCCATTTGGCTAAATCGCTAAGTGCATCCAAATAAGTACGCTTGTTACCAATGTGCAAACCTTCCATGGTTGCGTTGGTTGGTATTCCAAACTGCTCCTTCCATCCAAGACGGTTGTTTAGTTCAATGATCCACATAAACAAAGCAGTATGCT